AGTACGTTAAGATTCGCTCTAAGATAGTGCTCGCTGAGATGGGTGCCTACACTAAGACAATCCTATACAGCAAGTCGGGAATGGACGACAACACGGCAAAGATGTCAGCCCCTCCCGGCAAGAACGATGACGCCTGCGTAGCTGCAATGATTGGCAACGCTGTATCGCACTACACGCCGGGAAGTATGACGAAGGCTGGCAACGTTGAGGAGACGCGCTCAACGACACTGGACCATCGAAAGTGGTCTAGCGAGGATTGGGATACCTACGAGAAGGCTGCTGAAAAGACAGCTAGGCGGCTATCAGGGAGACGCAGGCAGTAGCTTGTAGTGGCCTCGCTTTGTGGAAACGATAGTCTCGTGGTTGCTGTAAACGGCGTCCTGAACGTACTGACGCTCGATTCCGACACCCTTAATCAATTCAGCAAGCTTGGTTTCGCCGTTCTTCTCTAGGAACGAAACAACCGCCGAGTAGGTCTTGGAGCGCGTTGTTTCTTCTACAACTTCGTCTCCGTTGTGCTTGTAGGTTGTGACGCCTAGCTTGGACTTTCGCGGAGTTTTATCGGCTCCGTCATCCATAACCACACGGCCAGCAACTGCTGCCTGCCTGTCCCTTTCGGCTTTTCCAGAGAAGTCCATTCCACGAATCTCAGGGCTTGATGTCCTTCCCCACTTTCCTCGCAGCGTAAGGTCCGCAGGAGCAGAATCGGGTGGGTAAATGCGGGACGCTCCCAGCCTCCCGCAGACGACGCAGCGGCAATCCCTAAACTCATCGGCCTTGCTTCGCATGTAAAGGTCGGGCTTCGTGTGCCAATCGAATAGCCTTTCGCATAGGTTGGAGTTGCATTGCATCGGATATATAGCCATTAAAGACCCCCTCGTTGTTGTAGATACTGCATAAGCCCCGCTGTGCCCGCTTCGGCGTTGCTGGATTGCTCGCCTCTTGGCCCTGTCCCTGCGAGGCTTTCGCCAGTTTGCGGGTTGAGCCCCGTGCTTTCAACCCCTTCCTCCGCGACCTGACCCTCAGCCGTTGCCTGCATGGGCGACATTGCTGCCCCCTGTAGCTGAGATAGCGGTCCAACGAGCGCTTGCCTGTCCTGACGCCACACACTAAAGGCTTGGTCCATGAAGTTTTGAATGGAGTCAGGCGGCAGAATGCCTCCCTGAACCAGAGGCATCATGGTTCCCATGACCTGTTGCATGGTTTGCAGCAGCCCGAGAAAGGCTTGCTGTTCTTCTGCCGGGTTGGTGGGGAGGGTTGAGCCAGCCTGCACGTTTACGTCGTAGTAGCCCTGGATGTCGGATGCGGTGAAGGCGATGAACTCGTCCTCTCCATCTACGCCGTTGATTCTCAGGTATCTGGTTTCATCCCAATACTGTCGGATGATTGAGAGAATCTTTCTGCAAGCGCTGGAGACAAACCTTTCTGTAGCCTCAAGGCGCACGCCGACCCGACCCTGAGTCGCGGCAGACGCGATAGCTACCTCTGTTGCGGTGGTTCCCTTGCGGCTTGCTCCCCCTCGCTGGAAGGAGTCGATGCCGCTGATTTCGTACATCATCTTCTGCAATCCGCTAATCACCATCGGGGTGGTGGAGGGCGGCGGCGCTTCGGGAAGAATCATTAAGGCGTCTTGGATGCGCGCAACTCCGGCAGGAATCTCCGCAACTTCCATATCCTCTTCAGACTCAAGCAGCGCTGTTAACTGCCCCCCCTCAAGGACTCCCGGCATGGCGACGAACTTGCGTCGCGAAGACAAGCGATGGTGTCGAAGGATGTACGCCCATTCATCGTTAAGGCGCTCAGATATTCCACGAATGGCTGCGAGGTCAGACGTATGCGTGCTGTAGAAGGAGTCTGGAACGTCGATGAACCGCATGGTTTCATACGGATAGCCCTTCATTTCGATGGGGTCGTTGATGTGGCGAAGCACGGAGTCGCTGGCGTCTCCTGTGCCTGGGTTCTTCGTGAGCCACATGATTCGCCTTCTCAGCCCACGGTCTGAGTTAGCCCAATATCTAAGCTCGTAGATAACCACATAGTCAGCCACAATCTTCGGGTCGCCAGTGACGTTATCTTCAGTGGAGCCAAGTGACTCTGGAACGGCGTCGGACAGCCACGAGTCGGGCTGTAGGTCGTCTGGAACATCGAATCTGTCGTCTGCGCGGAGGTCGTCAAGGCGTACAACAAGTCGCTCTGCAACCCACGGACACTGGTGAAGGTCGGTGTATCCGGGTGGAATAATTAAGTTCCACGGAGCAACCCGTGTCAGCATCGGGTTGTCGTTTGGCCCCTCGTCAAAGGAGAGTTGCTCATTGCCAAGGAAGTCTCTAAGCCTTCGTTGCTGAGCCCTGGTTATGGTTTCGCCGTCCTCGTCTGGCTTTTCCTGCTCAGGCCCGGTGTCGTAATCCTCTTGCGAGTAGAAGGCGTCGCTTGGGTCGTAACCAACCTTGCCGAAGCCAACTCCAAAGAGTAGGGAGTCTAGGACAACCTTTTTGGTTGTCTGGTTTGCTCCGATTTCCTGCCAGATGTAGTTGAGTGCCCCCTGAGCAATCTTCGCGGACTCTTTGTCGCCCGGCCTTCGCGGCTTTACATAGATATAAGGGTTCTCAGAAATAACGCCGGGAAGAATTGTGTTTGCGTTAGCTAGGAGAAAATTGAACCGAACTTCCTCCTCCCCGCCGTAAAGGTCTAGCCCCTGGCTGGCCTGCTCTGGGGTTGCTGAATAGTCCCTCTGAACGGCACGCCAGTATGGAAGATGGTTTTCCTCAAGCACCTGTTCAGATGAGTTGATTTTCTCAAGCCAGGACTCTACATCCTCATGTTCAATCGGTATTTTTGAATCAGTCATTTTAAGTTGGGCCTTGACAGGGGTTGTGGATTCCTTTTGATTAGTTTTACGCGGTTTCTACGCAGGAGGTACAGATGACAAATGTTGTTTCCGACAACTTTGAGGAGAACCTCGCTCCAGAGGATAACTCCGATGAGATCGGTTATGAGAACAATGATGTCGAAGACGATGGTTACGTTGGACATGAGCAAGAAGCAAGCTCGGAAGACAACGGAGACTCTTTCTGGAACGGCAATCCCGAGGAACTTTCTGGAGAGCTACGGTCTGTTTATAAGAATATGCAGTCTGCTTTCACAAAGAAGATGCAACGTGCATCTGACTTGGAGCAGAAGTATGTAGATTCTATTGAGGCAGCAAACGCTGTTCTCGTAAGCGGACGAGGCGAACAGGAAGCTCAGGAGCAAGCCACACACCAGAACGAGCAGGTTCCAGATATGTCCAAGGGCGCAAAGCCCGAGGAAGTGATTGAGTACTACGTCCGCAAGGAAGTACAAGACGCAATCAAAGGTACTGGAATTAGTTCCGTTATCGACCAAGTGCAGCCCCTTGCCAATCAGCAGAGGGTGGTTTCGGCCTACCAGAAATATGCTGCTGAAAACCCAGGAGTGAATCACCAGACCATTGCTGGCGAGGTGGGACAGATTCTGGATACCAACAATGACCTTGGCGCTCTCGCGGCAACCAATCCTGAAGCTGCCATTCGTATTGCGGCCCAAATGGCGCAGTCGAGTCTGGCAGGCAACAGTAAACGTTCTAAAAACAACCAACGTCGTCAGGCTGCTCCTGTCTCTGCTAGACAGGGCACGGTTAAATCAAAGCGGAGAGAATCAATGCTCGACGCTGCGACTCGTGCCTTGAAAGAGGCTGGTCTACGCCCAGACGGTTTCTAACTTAGGAGATAGCCGTGCCAGCAGTCACAGCTACAATCCCTTTTGATAGGGTTTATTCGACAACTGCCGCAGCGGAGCGCTCGACTGTCGCGATGGAAATCGTGCAGGCGAACCCTCTCCTGTGGCACATGTACCGTCAAGGTGCAGTCATTTACGAAGGCGGCACTGAGTGTCGCGTTCCCGTAGTCCTGAATGAATCGCAAAACGTGGGAGCCATTGGAGCCTACGCGACATTCGCGACTACCCCCGAAGATGGTCCCGACAAGGCGCGCTTCCCGACGTGGCATAAGAACCGCGCCTCGATGGTGATTGACAACACTGAGCTTGCACAGAACCGTGGCAAGTACCAGATTGTTAACCTGCTCAAGGCTAAGCAAGCAATCGCAAAGATTAGCTTGATTAACGAGCTTGGTCGCCAGATGTACCAGAACAACGCGGCTCGACCCCTGGAGCTTAACGGCCTCCAGTCTGGTTTCTTTGAGTTCACGGCAGAGGCGCTTCAGAACGCAACTGTCGGCGGTATCCTCAAAGGACCCGGCGCTGCTGGTTATGCGCGTTGGCGCAACCGCTACGGTCTGATTACGGCCTTCGGAACAGACGGTTTGGACCGCTGGGAAGAGGTCTACATGGACTGTAGTCAGCGAGGCACGCATCCTGACATCATGTTCACTGACCCGATTGTTTACCGCTTCTTCAAGCGGCTGGTCGCCCCGAATCAGGAGGAACGTGATGTTGCTCTCTGGAACCAGGGCTTCGAGAACCTGCTCTTTAACGGCACCCCGGTTGTGCCCGACGAGGAGTTGGATGGAACGGGACAGACCTATTTCATTACGACTACCGGACGACGGCAGGTTACGGACTTCAATTTGAAGCCGGAATACTTCGAAGTGCCGGGGCAGAACCCGTTGGTTCAGGGCAAGGCAACTGGCATCGGCATGCAGCTTGCTATCTTGAAGGATGACGACTTCCGTCAGACTGCTTTCTTGACGCCGCCTAACAGTGATGTGATTCTCTCGCACCTGTACTTCACATCAATGATGACCACCTCCAGCGAAGGCCGACAAGGCTGCACCGACTGGGCTGGTGGCGCACCAGTATTTTAGGAGGCTGAGAATATGTCTGGATTTTTGCACGGAGGCTCAGCCCTCAACCTTGACATTGGTGTTCGTAACGACACTGGCGCTGCTCGCTCTCACGGCGACGTTGTACAGATTGATTTTGTTCAGCTAGAGGGCGCTCCCCCCGCTAATACGGGTCAGGACGGCTTTGGAGCCATTACTCCTCCCGGTGGAGGCGTTCTTAACGGCTGGGCTGACAACCCGATTGACATTGGCTCTGGCTTCCTTTCGGTGACAGGCTCTGTTATTGCTCCGCAAGGTCAGACGATCATGGACACCGAGGACATGATTATTCGCGTTGCTGGCGCTGCTCAGGTTCGGGTGCTTGGCACCGCTGTCACTGGCGTTGCTGTCGGAGATTTGCTCGACATCTCTCCCACCAACAACCATTTGGTTGAGTCCGGTATGAACGGTGGAAATATTTCTGTCGCCAATACTGCGGCCTCAACGGGTCTTATCCGTGGCGTTGCCTTGCAGGCTGTTGCCGCTGGCGCAACCGCTGTTAT